TACTTTCCAGCAGAGCGCCCCATGTCGGAGAAAAGTTTCCGACCGAGCTCTTGCTCGAAACGATTCAGCCAGGGATGCAAGCAGTACAACACGAACTCGATGCTCGATTGCTCGACGTTCGACTTGCCGCCCTTCTCCTGGGCGCACACCATGTGTGCGGGTACGCCGAAGATCGCGCAGATTTCTTCGCGCTCGTACTTGCGCGTCTCAAGCATCTGCCCTTCTTCGGGCGTCGCTGCAATCTTCTCGTACTTCACGCCCTGTTCAAGCACTGCTACCTTGAACTGGTTCTCGCCGCCGTGCGCTTCAGCCCATGAGCGCCGCAACGTGTCGATTGCTTTCTCTTCCAACTTGTTCGGCAGTGTCAAGATTCCAGCAGGACGCGCGCCGTTACCGAAGAACTTCGCCCCATACTTCTCAGTCGCCAGCGCCAGGCCGAACGCCTGCCGAGCGAGCCACACAGTCGATTGTCCAAGACGACCATCGAGCGAAAGCCCTGGGATGTGTATCATGTTCTCTGCGAGCACGAGACGCCGCAGGCCGACGTTCATCTGGTCTGGGTTCTGGTCAACGACGTAGCTCGAAGAGTCCATCAGTTGATCGCTGGTCTCGTAAAGCAGCGTGCCGGGTTCCAGAACGTCGCCGCCGAGGAGCAGCGGTTTCAAAATTCGTATCGGGCGCGTGCGCGCTGGATTGCGCGGCCAGATGCCAATGATTTGCCCGCTGTTGTTTTTCTGAATTTCCGCGTAAGCATTTCCCCAAAGCAGGTCGTGCACCATCAGCGTCTTCAGGAAAACGGCGCTCGTCATTTCAGGGTTGGGTTCCTGGTTGATGAGTTTGTAGAGCGGAGAATCAACAGCGATGTTTTTGCTGTTGCGACCAGCAATCTTCGCGCGCTGGTACACGTGCAGAGGCAGGGACGACACGCCGTCTGATATGATGTTCACAGCCGCGAATACCGTTCCCACTTGGAGAGCGGTCATCTCCGACACACGAATCCCGCTGTCGGTACGGCCTCCGTTGCCATCTTGTTACTCGCCTTGCGGCGGGGTAAGTCATTTCTGCTTACCTCTCATACTTTCTTTTCGCATGAGAGCGGACTATTGCATACGCCTTTCGGCGTCCCTCTCGCTTAGTCTCTCAGGCTGCCTTTCGGCTTGCCCCTCGTTGGCGTTTCAGCGTTCGAGTCAATCAGAGAAGGTTTATTTACGACATCTCCATTGGTCTTAAAGATGTCGAGTCCTTGGACCCCTATTGGGGCAGCCACTCTGCTGGGACCATTTTTCTAGTGGCCACATTACGTTGACCCTCCCAGATTATGAGGACAACGGCGTTTGCGGGTTCTCAAGCGATGTACGCTGCTCAATATTTTTCATTGCAGCAGTTAACATACGATTTATCCAACCCATAAAGACTCCTTTCTTGCCTGTAGGGGCAACTTACTGTATCGGTTGTGACTACGCCCCATAGCTAAAGCTAGGGGCTTCAAGAGCCATGCCTGCTATTGCAGGCATTGAGGTTCTCAGGCGCAGTCCGCGCCGTAGTATTTCCAATGCCGATGCGTGGTCGCGTGTCGTGTTTAGACCGCAGACTGTGCAATGATGCTTCCTGTCCCACAACTTCTTGGGCACAGGCGCACCGCACGGGCATTGTTGTAACCTTCCTCTGTAACCAAAAAGTGTGACAGGGCTTTAGAGGAAGATGATGCCCCTGTCGGAGTACACAGAGCCGCCCTGGGCCAGCGTCGGCTGCGCGCAGATAACGCTGAGCGCCATAATCATCGCGACGATGCCGTCAATTTTCTCCTTCGACTTCTCCTTATCGGGCCTAATGTTTCCGTTCGAATCTGTCGTCGCGGCCACGTTGCCTGCCATCCACGAAAGAATAGGGTCGCCATAGTGTTCCAGTTTCTTCTGAAGCACCATGCCCATCAGTTCCTTCATTGGCTCGTTCATCACCGAGTAGACCATACGAACAGGCTCAGCCTTGAAGCCGTCATCGTTCAACTTCTTAGCAATCCACTGCGCGTTCCACGAGTCGAACGCGACTGTATCGAACGAGAACGTATCATGCAGCGTCTTGATTTTTTTGTAGATGAACTCGTGGTCTATGACATCGCCAGGGCACGTATCCAAGTATCCTTCACGTTCCCATACGTCATAGCGCACGCGGTCTTTTTTCACACGCTCTGCGATGCGTTCTTTTGGAACCCAGTGCCACACGAGCACAGACCACAGCGGGTCGGCGGGCGTGATGATCTTCTCGTCATAGACAAGCGGCGCGCGGAAGTGCATCTCTGTTCTCGTCTGCGGACGAGCAACGCGCTCGACAACTTCCTTGCACGGCGGGAACACGAGCGCGAAAGACGATATGTCAATCTTCGCCGACAAGTCAAGACCTGCGATGCAGATGCGACCTTTGAGCCGCTCGAGCGCAGCATCACGCAAAGTCTTCGGGCTGGGTATCGGGCCTGCATGATTGCAGAGCGCCCACTTGTCGGGCGGCATCCAGCGAATCTCCTGGCTCGTCCAAACGTTCAGGCGCTTGCAGAGAAAACTGTTCAAGGCGGTCGGGTCAATCATTGCCTTCGCACAGGCTTCGCGCATGTTGTCTAGCTTCACGCTCACGCCCAGGTTCGGGTTAGCTTTGGCCCAGCACTTCTCGTCTTTCCAGTCATCGCCGCCTTTGCCCTCTTTATCGGCTTCATCAATACACGCGATGTACGCGAACATCGCGTCACCATCTGCTGCCGACACGTTATTCGTCAGAATGTTCTCAGCGATTTTTCGCTGAGTGAAGCAGATGCCTTCCACGTTGTAGCCAGCAGTCGTAATCGCAATCGACAAGGGCTGCTCACGTGCACCCGTCGATTCGAAGTACGCATCATAGAGCAAACGAGTCGGATGCTGGTGCAATTCATCGGCGATGAGGCAGTGCGTGTTCGTTCCGTCTGCTGTGCCATATTCTGCTGATCGTGGCTCGAACTTCGAAGCAGTCGCGACCGAACTCAAGTTGTTTCGATAAGAAGCGATGCGCGTACGGAGCGCTGGCGACTTCGTTCTCATGCGTACGGCTTCGTCGAAGACAATCTTCGACTGATCGCGTGACACGGCGATGGAATAAACCTCTGCGCCTGGCTCACCATCGGCGTCCATCATGTACAGGCCGATTCCCGACAGGAAAGTTGTGTTGTGCGTCGGCACACAAGCAGCACCAACAAGAAATAAATGCGACGGACCAGATACCTGTATACAACGAACCGGAACAGACTCTACAGGCGCGACTGAGACAATAGAAATTTTTCGGGTACGCGCATTTCGTAGCGCCCGCTGACGCAGCGCTTTTCTATCAAGAGAAAAGACACGTTCGCCAGTACGCGGCCAAAACTGTATTCTGTACTTGAGGCCGCAATCGCGTCCCTCAATCGTAGCGTGGTCAGTATCAATTCGGCCCGCATATCCCAACGAACGCAAAAGTGCCTGAAAACCATAAGCGAGCGTAAAAGACATCGTTGTAAATTCACAGCACCCGGCTTTACTTATACTGCCGTCTGTGTCCATTAGACCGCGCAGCAGTTCAAGGCGCTGTTCTACGCTTCCTGTCAAATAATTTGAGTTTATGTGCTTATTGCCGAGCACTCCCTCACGTGCAAGTGCGCGCTTCAAACCGCCATATCCAAATGCACTCATCTGATAGCGGCCCTTCGCCTTGTTGGGCGTAATAGAAACCCAAACAGAGCGCAAACGCTCAAGAATACCTTCGTCAAAACAAGTCAAGCGCGTGTCCGCTGAATCCCCATCTCCAAGCCACACACCCATAACGTATGGGTGAACATCAAGTTTCTTTTCTGGATATTGAAGTGGTTCGGGCAGCAGAAGTTTATGATTGTATTCTTTTCCGACGCGAACACGTTTTGAAAGTTCTTCTGTAGTGCGAATATTGTCTTCTCGGCGACGCTTCTTGCCACGTGTCCCGTTTTCAGGGCACCTTGAGTCAACAAGCCAACGATGCTCGGCGTCTGCAACTATGGAAGAACCATCATCAAACGTAATCTCGTAGCAAGGATGCTCTGTCATCACTTCTGTACATCTAATGACGTTTTGTATGTGCCCCTGCTCATCAAAAACCTCATCACCGACCCTAAGGTCTCCGAATTTTCTCCAGCCCTGCGGCGTCGGTGTCAGCGTATCAAGGGCAAGCGCCTTACCATTTTTGCGTGCGACTTCAATGTGGGCTTCGCGGAATCTCCGCTTGCCTGTGGCGCGCATGAAGCCAAACATATTCGCGAGAATGAACGTTTGCCAAGGCTCAAGGATAAAAGGCAGGCCGCCTTTTTTGCCCCACTCGCCTTTGCTGTGGCGCAGCGTGCCGAAGAAATCGACCACGTGCTGCACTGCTTTTTTGTCGAATGTGATGCCACGCTGTGGTCCGAACTTTAGGTCTTCAATAAAGCGCTTTGCGCAGAGTTTAAGCAGCTTCCCAGCGATGATGTTGCCCTGAAGGATGTCAATAGCGTACTTAACAGCCACTTTATAGGCATCTATTCTGGGAACCGAAGGTGGTAGGATTATGACATCAGTCATGTACAAATCTTCCTCTGCTGCTCAGCAGATCGAACCGACGCTTTATTGATCGCGCGCCTCTTGCGATTTTATTTTTTTTCAATTTTTAGGGCAGCGTCGCGTCTCCCGTCGAGCATCGCCCCTTCAAAACTAAGTGAGAATAGAGCGGACCTGCCCTGCGCCATCTTCAGACGCAACTCATCCACTGGCGCGCG